GCTCTCCCCCACTTCCACTCCACCAACCGCTTTAACACAATTTGACACACGCTTGGGTAGGCTTTGCGAAAACGCTGCTCTAAATGGGGTGTCATTAGAGTCTTTTCGCTGCCATAAAAGTTGGCTCAAAAAAAGTAAAATTGAGCGAAAGAGAATATATAGATGGTTATATTCTATTAGATGTTTATATAGAATATAGATGTCTATATAGTATATAGATGTCTATATAGAATATAGATGTCTATATAGTATATATATATAGTAAGGAAGAAAAAGAAAAAAAGTGCTTTTGTGGAAAAAAAGGTGAGTTGTACGATTTATTCGTACAGGTTACACTTTGTAACCACTCAATAGTTACTGTAAACCTATTGCATTACTTTTCTTAAAATTAGTAAACCAATTACTTGACTTTAATGCAATTCTTGGTACAATGCCTATACCCCCCATTTTTTTTTGACGATTTCAAACTGACTTTGAGTGAGTTGTGATATATTTGCATCAGTCAGGTGGCGGAATTGGCAGACGCAGACCGTTGAAAGTTAAGTGGTTCAGAGTTGTTCGTCTGATTGCCTAAACGAGTAAACATACAGGTTCAAGTCCTGTCCTGACTACAAAACCATTTTGTTGACATCAACCAAATGGTGAGTTTTCTCTCTTTTTGCATACTTTTGTGCAATGCCCATTAAGCACGAGTTTGTTAAACGCAAGAAGGCTGAAGCGGTCGTAGTGGAGGAGGACAAGAGTGTTGCGGAAGATGCCCCCACGCTTGCAGAGAAGCCCGTAGAGACCGTTGTTCCTGTATTGCTGAAGGGCAACAGCCGGACACCAAAGAACGTCACCAGAAAGGACATCAGAGACCTTCTTGAAGCCGACCTTGACCGAACCATTGGCGGGGTGAAGCGGATGGATGCGTTGATTGCCCGGATGGTGACTGAAGCGATACGAGGCAATATGCGGGCGATGGAATTGACTTTGGCATATTTGTACGGCAAGCCTCAGCAACAGCAATCTGCTCCCGACACAGGGCCATTCGTGCTTGAACTAAGCGAACCAACGGAAGATGAAACTAACGGCTCGGCAGACCCAAGCGTATAAACTCGCCCTATCCGGGGAGAAGCAGTTTATCTTGTTTGGGGGAGCCATCCGAGGAGGGAAGACTTATTGCCTCTTACTAACCTTCATATCTCTTTGTTCTAAATACCCCCGATCGCGGTGGGTGATTATCAGGCAGAGTATGCCAACCCTTCAGCGAACCACCTTAGTAACCTTCACATCGCTGATGAACCAAGGTCTTGGGGCGCACGTTGCAGGATGGGACAAGCAGAGCCAAATCGTGACCTTCAAGAACGGATCCGAGTTGCTCTTTATGGGCGAGAACTACGACACCGACAAAGACTTTGACCGCTTCAAGGGTCTTGAAATCAACGGTGCGGGCATTGACGAAATCAACGAGTGCCAAGAGGGTTTGCTCTACAAAGTCCTTGAACGTGCCGGTTCGTGGCTCAATGCCGAAGGCCGACCGCCCATTGTCGTGATGGGAACTTGCAACCCAAGCAATAATTGGGTGAAGGAACTCGTGTACGACAAATGGAAAGAATCAAACCTTCCCCCCACCTGGGCGTACATCCCCTCCAAGATTACCGACAACCCCCACATCCCCGAAGACTACCTTAAATCCCTGCGAGACAATATGCCCGAATACGAGTACAAGCGATTCGTGGAAGGCGATTGGGAGGTGCAGGAGAAACCCGAAAACCCATTCTTTATATCCTATGATGCCAAACGACACGAATCCTTCCAACCAACCTTCCGAACCAACCTGCCCATCTACATCTCTTTGGACTTCAACTTGCAGCCATTCTGCGGCATCGTTGCCCAGATATGGAGTGATGAAAACGGAGACCACGTTCATATTGTGGACGAGTTCAACGTGGTTGACGGCTCCATCCCTAAAATGGTTGATACGATAAAGGCCAAGTACGCCCCCTTCCTGTTCTCCTGCTTGATTACAGGGGATGCAATGGGCAAACGAGGCGATTTATCGCAAAGGGACAACGCGAACTACTACGAACAGCTTGCACGGGGCTTGGGATTGAGCCAAAAGCAAATCCGCATTGTTCCCAACCCAAAGCACGAGAACAGCCGAGCGCAATGCAACTACCTGCTTCAATTCCACCCCGACATCAAGGTGAACCCGAAGACCTGCCCCGGTATGGCACGGGATATGAAGATGGTGGCCTGCGATGCCGCAGGAACGATTATCAAAAGAAACCGTTTTATTATCAGCCAACAGTCCGACTTTGCCGACTGCTTTCGGTATCTTTGCAACAGCTTCCTGAACGAGTGGTACATCAAACACCTCAAGCGGAGTGGGTATAGCAAGTTCGGGCCTAACTTCATCCCTGAAACAAACCACCTATGAGCTGCCTTGAATGCACCGACTGCCTCTCCATTGGAACCTTTAACCTCTGCTGCGAGACCCTTACCCTCGCCCAGGCCACCCCAACCACCGCCTACAAGGTCGTAATCACCGATGTGACCCTTGACTCCAAGACCACTTACAACCTCACGACCAACGGCAACGGAGACATTACGCTGACCCCCGATGAAGCCATCTATACCATAGGCCGAACCTACGAGGTCAGAATCTATCTCCAAAACGCCTGCGACTTCAACGACCCGCAAGAAATGACCAACGACCTCCACGAGGACGCGCAAACCTGCTTTTCTTTTGAATTTGAACGACTAACGTAATGTACACCATTGAAACCTTCTGCCGAGCTTTGATTGTAAGCCTGATGGTCGTGTCGCTCTCCATCTCTATGGAGGACGAGCAACTCCTGCACGGTCTGCAAAAGCGACTGCGATACCTTCTCCCCCCGAACAAGTATCCGATGCTCCACAAACCGGTGTACGGTTGCGTGGGATGTATGGCTTCGTTTTGGGGAGGCATCTTCTACCTCTTAACATCCCCCCTGTTCGGCTTCTATCCCCTTGAAATGGCCGTGGTGATGATTATGGGCGTAGCACTCAACTTCATCTTCATTAAACTATCGTGATACACAAAATCGTTTACAAACTCTTCAAAAAGGAGTTAACCCAAATGGTATGGGACGAAACCTACAAGCCCGATATGATGAAAGGGCTGAAATTCGCCTTGGTCTGCGAGGGCCACAAGTATTACATCTACCCGAACATCTTTGACATCCCCATTGAGCGGATGGGACGGATCCAAGACCTCGTGATTCAGTTGCAACGGATGGTGAGCAAGGAGGAGTTGGACGTATTCTTGGAGAATATGGAGAACGCGCTGAACGCGTCAGTTTCGGGCGCAGCGGTCAAAAACCTGGCGCAAATTGGCTTTTTGGTCGGAGAAATGCGCAAAAGGAAGGAGATGTTGATTCACCCCGATGTGATGATGGAGTTAGCAGGGGCGGTCTTGATTCGTGAAGACCAAAACCCCGGTGAGTGGAATGCCGAGTTTGAGCAGAAAAAGGTGGAGTCTTTCAAGAAGGCATACCAAGGCAAGGAGTTGTATGATTTTTTCGTTTAGCCGGGCTGAGTCAATACTTTCCCAATATGGAGTATTTAGAAGAAGATTGGACAATCTTTTGGGAGATGGCAACCTCCCGGCTGGAAGCGATGCAGGAACTCATGAAATCAGAGCTATCGGCTCGGAACTCTACTTCAGCGACCTAAATTGGCGTGAGTTCTTCATCTTTCTTGCGGATGGCGATATATTTCTGTATAAGGAGTATATGAAAACATCCGTTGAGGATGTCTTAACTTTGCTCAAGCACTTCCAAGAGGAAAGGCAACGCAAAGCTAAACAAAACAAAGATGTCCGATAGAATATCCATTGTCTATGATGCGAATGTAGATGACCTTAAAAGGAAACTTGATGAACTGATTGCGAAGAATCAGCAACTTTCCAATGCGGCAAATACGGCCCAAAAGGCTATGTCGGGCCTTGGCTCAAGCGTTAGTGCGACAAATAACGCCTTCAATCAGTCCACGACCGTCATAAACAACTACAATAACTCGGTCAATACCACCAACAACAGCATAAATCAAATGAACAACTCTATGCGTCAAACGCAAAGAGAGGTTCAGCTTTTTGAGAAAGGACTGCAAAATATTGCCGGGAAAGTGGCTGCGGCCTTTACTGTG